AGCTTCAAAAAAATTAAATCGATAATATCTTCAAAAGCCCATTGCACCAAACTAAAAGTCATAATTTTATTTTTACCATATTCTCTGAGCTTTTCATCAAAGCCTGGGCCCAGTGCGCTTAATTGTATAGAAGTCAACTTGTCGTCCATACTTATATACAACTCTCTGGGAAAAGGTGGTATTTGAAAATAAACCACATCACGTTCTTTAATAGTACCACTTCCTTTTAATTTTAAAATCTTAAACATCAGATATTTTACTGCTGCACCATTTTCAGCATGGTTTAAACATTTGATGCTATCGATTTTTATCTTGGATGGATATGCTTTATCTTTATTACTGAAGAAATATAGCTCAGTATTATTTTTTTCAGTGAACTCCTCTGATCTTTTTTTGAAATACTGATCAACAGTGGCTACAGATTTTTTCCATGGAAAAAATTCATCGTCAGATAATTCGTCGCCTGCTGTAAAGCTGCATCCAAAAAAGTGAATCGACTTCACTATTCTTCCTTTGCTTCTGCCACCTCAGCAGTATTTACTCCAGTTGTTAAATCTCGTAGCATTATATCAGCCATTACTCGGTCTAACATTTCACCTGTCCATGCTTTACGAAATGCCTTATCAGTTTTACCATCTTTATAAGTGTAAAGATAACTGTTACCTTCACGCTTAAGTTGGCCACGTTCTTCCAGCATGTCAAACAGACCGCTGTAAGGATCCATGCCCGTAGCATAAGGAATCTTAACATGAACACTTTCAAAAGGTTTAGCGTAACGAGTTTTCATAACTTTACAACTGGCACGAATCCCATGTACTTCGCTGGTCTTATTGCCGTCTTCATCTTCCTTAAGTTTCAGTTTTCGCATAGCTACTACAATACTACTGGCGTAAATAAAGCCTTGTCCGCCACTGATCTTATCATCAGGATCAAACATATCCTGACTGGCATAGGTATGATTTGTCGCAACCAGACCCACATTGTGGCTTCCAAACATATTTACACAGTTGCGTACCAGTGCGGTTAATGCTTTGGGTTTACGTCCCATGTCACCTTTTAAATCACCTGCGTCAAACTGATTGACGTCTGTGGGAGTAAGTAACATGCCTAAACTGTCAATAACGAATAAAACTTTTGGTCTATCGGTTTCAGGTAATGCTCTATAGTCGCCAATAAACTTGCTAATAGTTTTTGCCACATCATCAATCATGGCCATGTTCAACTTCAGTAACTTATCGTCAGCAGTGCTAACACCCAAGGCATGTAACCATGCTTCGTCTAAGGCATTTTCACTGTCAATTAATACTACAAAGATGCCTTGTTCCTGTGCATGGCGCACGAGGTTACCACTACAGATATAACTTTTACCTGCTCCACTTTCTCCAGCAAATACAGTGACCTTACCTAGAGGGACACCTTTGAAAAAGTCTCCGCTGATAAGATAATTTAAGGTATAGTTACCAGTGCTGATCCAATCTGTTGGATCGTTAAAGCCAATGCTGAGACCATCAATGGCCTTGGTTAAATCTTTTCTAAATTTACTTACATCAAAGGGTTTGGTCATTTTTTCTATCCCTGTTATATTCCATGATCATCCTAGTCACAGGTTCTATTTCTTTGGCAAAGTAATCGGGCATATCTTCGCACATCATTTCCAATATGTAATCATTAGGATAATGCTTTAATAAATTCCTAGCACGTTCACGTATAACCTTTGGAACTTTTGGAGTCATATGTGGACTGGTAAGTTCCATTAGAAACTTTCTAGTTTGAACAATAGTACGATATCTTTCGTCAGGAAGAGTCACGCCTTCATACCTTGATTTGCTTAATAGTCGTTTTTTTAACATTAATCGTGTTTTCAACATAGTGGTAAGGGGCTTTCGCCCCTTTGCTTAGGTAGTTTTACGATTGCGAATCATAGCAAGAATGTCATTGACATTCTTTTTACTTTCAGGAGTTGGAGCAGGATCTGGATCAAACGGAGGATCATCTTCATCATGCGCTACCACTGCGGGCTTTGCAACTACCATGGTGGGTTTAGCCGCTGCGGGCTCACTGCCAGTAGTATCACTGTCTTGAGTGCTAAAATTTGCACCTACTGGTTTAAAAAACTGTCCCCAACGATTGGGATCATACAGTTCACCATCAACACTGGCTTTGAACATATCATAAATGACATCAACTTCTTCTTTGCTGGGTTTCTTGGGCATAAAGTCATTTAGGTTAAACAAACCGTGAGCAGCAATAGCCGCACGTTCGACTTCATTTAGGCCTCGTTCACGACGAGCAAAGTTGCTGGTAGTATAATCAGCATACTGACCTTTGGTAGTTTTGGTAAGACGAAAATCTGTGCCATTGTCAAAGTCAGTAAACAAATGTTCCATTTCAGGGTCCATTAGTGCTGCCTTAACAATGTTAAAGATGCTGGTATTAATAAT